CGTCGGTGCCGCGTCAATTCATCATGGGCAAAACCGCCCGAGATTTGATCATGTACGGCCGCGCACACTGGGCCGTCACGTCCCGTTACAGCACCGGGTTTCCAGCGACCTTCCAATGGCTTCCGGCGAACATGGTTTACAGCCAGAAAATGCCCTCGGCCCCCGAATGGTTCGGTATGCCGTCCGATCTCGAGTTCAACGGGATGCCGCTGGACGTAAACAACGTGATCACGTTTCTTAGCCCCAATCAGGGCATTGTTTATTCGGGCCGCCGCGCCGTGCAGATCGCGCTACGCCTGGACGCAGCCGCCGAACGTTTCTCCGCTACCGAAATCGCTGCCGGATATCTGCAACAGACCACAAATTCCGAACCCATGTCGGGCGAAGAATTGGGCGAACTTGCGGCCGCCTGGGCAAACGCCCGGCGCGTCTCAGCGATCGGCGCACTAAATAGCGCCGTGGAATGGAAAGAATTTTCGTCCGACCCAAGCAAACTGCAACTAGTCGAATCCCGAAAATATGCGGCCCTTGAAATGGCCCGTTTGTTGGATATCCCCGGCTATTTGCTCGGCATTGATCAATCGGGCATGACATATAACAACGCGCAACAGTCACGCCAAGACCTGATCTTGTTTGGTGCGCGGCCAGTCCTGCATTCAATCCAGGAACGTTTGTCAATGAATGACGTTCTCCCGAACGGGCGCCACGTTCAATTTGACGTTGACGAATACCTCGAGGAATTCATGGTCGAAGCGCCGGAAATGCCGCGCGAACCCGCCGCCCCGGACATGCCCGAAGACACAATGCCCGATCTTCCCCAAGACGAAATGAATCTGGAGTAACGATGATTCGATTCACTGCCAATGTAGAACTGGTCGCGGCGGCCGAAGGCGACAACCCGGCACCGAGGATCGCTGGGGTTGCCGTGCCGTGGGACGTAACCGCGACCGTTTCGGGCGGTCAGCGCGTCAAATTCCTGCGCGGCGCATTCAACGTCAACCAGAAACCCGCAAAACTGGTTGAAAACCACGACCTGACGCAACTTCGCGGCGTTGTGAACGCCCTCGAGGACACCGACACCGGGCTTCGCTTCGAAGCAACACTGGCCGACACCGCCGCTTCACGCGATGCGGTCGCGCTTTTGAAGGCTGGTGCCTACGATTCCGTGTCCGTTGGCGCGAATCCAACAAAATTCAAATTCGACAAGACAGGAACAATGATTGTTAGCGCCGCTGACCTCATCGAACTGTCACTTGTCGCCGTTCCGGCGTTTGCGGACGCCGTAATAACAGAGATCGCCGCCTCGGCCGAACCAGAGGACGACGAAAACCAACCCCAAGACACTTCCGAAGGAGAAAACGTGTCAAACGAAATCAAGGCCGAGGCCACCGAGGCACCGGCAACTATCCCCACGTCGCCAATCGTGTACGCGACCGCCCGTAAAGAAACCCCGCTTCCGACCGCCGTTGAATACCTTTCGGCCGCGATCGCTGGTGGATCAGCCTGGCACGAAATGTCGGCCGCCCTTCGCGCAGCCGCACCCGACGTGATCACGACCGACACCCCCGGTATCTTGCCGACGCCGATCCTCGGCCCGGTTTACAACAACTTCGTTGGCCGCCGCCCGGTCGTCGACGCAGTGGGCGTGAAGGCAATGCCCGGTGGCGGAAAGGTTTTCATCCGTCCCGAAGTCACGACCCATACCAGCATGGCGGCCCAGTCGGCCGAAAACGCCGCGTTGCAGTCGGGAACCTTCGTGGTTTACAACAACCAGGTAACAAAGGCCGCCTACGGCGGATACGTCACCATTTCCGAACAGGATTTGGATTGGACTGACCCGAACGTGCTGTCGTTGATCCTGGACGATATGGGGCGCATTTATGCCAACACCACGGACAATGTGGCGGCGGATAATCTGGCATCGGGCGCAACCACGACCAGCAACTTTGCGTCGGCATCGGTCAATGACCCGGCCTACTGGTCGGCCTGGGTTGCAGCGGCCGCCGCGTCGATCCTGTCGTCGTCGAATGGCAACCTGCCAACCCATATGTTCGTCGCCCCCGGCGTCTGGCAAGACCTTCTCGGACTCGCCGACACCGCCGACCGTCCGTTGTTCCCACAGATTGGCCCGATGAACGCATTTGGCCAGTTGACCCCCGGTAGCACCAGCGGCAACGCTTTCGGCCTTCAGGTCGTCGTCGATCGCAACTTCGCGTCGGGAACCCTGATCGTCGGTGACGCCTCGGGCTACGAAATCTTCGAACAGCAAAAGGGCGCAATTTCGATCGACAACCCGTCGACGATCTCGCGCACGATCGCATGGCGCGGCTACTTCGCAACGCTAATGATCGACTCTTCGAAGTTCGTCAAGGCCGCGTTCGTCTGATCCGAAACTGATTGCACCGAGGGATTCTGCACAATGGCCACGTTCACAATTACCCATGTGATGCGCTTGGACGGCTACGCCGTTGTGCAGACCCTCGAGGCAACCGAAATCAGCATCGCGCAATCGATCACACTGGCGGGGCTTTCCCAAACCAGCCTAAACGGCACACAAACCGTTTTGGCAGTGCCAACAGCCCGATTCGTCGGCGTTGACACCGAAGGCGATTGGCTTTTTGATTGGGACGAACTGATCCCAAACCAATTGCTTTTCGCTGATCCTGGAACGGACATTCCCCGCCAGGCAGATTCAGGAACCGTGACCTGGACGCAGACGTGCACTTGGATCACGTCGTCCGACGTTCTGTCATGGCTCGGCATCCCGTCCGCTACCGCCAATGACACAACCTTCGTTGGGGTATGCACGGATGCCGCCAACGCATGGGCCTACAAGGCGCGTGTTTCAGCGGGTTACCAAAATGACTCACTGACAACCGCGCCGAGTAGCGCCGTCAAACTTGGAACGATCATGTACGCCGGATCGCTGTACCGTGAACGCGGCGCCGTGGATTCTTTCGCATCGTTCCAGGACATGACGGCCGCAACCCCGATCGGTTCAATGGGCCAAATTATGCGCCTAATCGGCATCCGCCGAAGCCAGGTCGCCTAATGGCCGCAACAGGCATTTTGGCCGAGGCTCGAGACACCCTGGCTGTGTCGCTCGACGCGCTGCAACTACGAGTCGTTACCGACCCGCGCAACGCCCGGCCGCTATCCGTAATGATCAACCCGCCGACGTTTACCTGCATCAATAACAACGTTGCAGATATTCGCTTCACGTTGCTGATCCTTGCGGCGCCACCCGGCAACCAAGACGCCGAGGACTACCTAATAACGACCGCCGATACGATCATGAATTCGCCTATTTCCGTGCTTGACGGGCGTCCCACGATCGTTTCTGTCGGCGGCCAAGATATACCCGCATACGAACTAACCGTCGGCATTTCTACCCGACGCAACTAGGAAGGAATACAAATGGCAGCATCCGTCTACCTGTCCCAGCCGCAGGTCACAATCGCCGGAACCGATTTCACGGCGCAGTGCCAGGCAGTTTCGTTGGAACTCGGCTACGACTCGCTCGAGATCACCAGTTTTGCCGATTCTGGGCACCTCATGGCACCGGGCCTTCAAACAGTGTCCGGGTCAATTACCCTTTACGTCTCTTACGGCGCAACCGAGGTCGAAGGCAAAATCGCCGACGCCCTGGGCGACGGCACGACCACAATCGTTGTCAAAAAGGCGTCCGGCGCGGTCGCCGCAAACAATCCAGAATGGACGATCTCAAATACCATGATCAGCACCGAACCGCTGGTCTGGAACTACGGCGAAATTCAGGTCATGGAACTTTCGTTTGAAGGCGGAACTTGGGTTCGTGACGTAACCCCGTAAACATTCACCCCTAACCGTGCAAAGGGAGAACAAATGCAAATCAGAATCAGCGTAGATACAGGCGAAGGCGCACAAGTTGTCGTCACAAACCTTTTCAACGTCATGCAATGGGAACGGCGTTACAAGCGTCGCGCCGGGGAACTGGCGCAAAGCATCGGCGCCGAAGACCTCGCATACCTGGCTTACGAAGCGTCTAAAACCGCTGGGATTGTTGTCCCGGCAGTATTCGACGACTACGCCAAAAAGATCATCCGACTGGACGTAATCGGCGAGGAAGACACAAACCCTTCCCAAGCGGCACCTACTCTCGAGGCCTAGCGGAACTGCTAGTCGAAACTGGGTACTGGCCGCCGGAAATAGAATTCACCGTCGCCGATCTAGCAACAGCAATCGACGTAATCAATAAGCAAAGAAAGGGCAAGAAATGACCGCAACAGTACGAACCGAGTTTGTCGGGGCGTCTGACGCGATCAAAGCCCTACGCAAAATTGACCCCGACCTGCGTAAAGAATTCACCCGCCAAGTCAAGGAAATTGCCGGGCCGATCGTCCGGGCCGCGCAATCCGCCTACCCTGAACGGTACCTGTCAGGCATGGATCGCAAATGGTCGCCCAAAGGCAGGTCTATTTTTCCGTATAACGCGAAAAAAGCCCGATCGGGCGTACAGGCAAAGGTCGACACCCGACGCGGCGCACACAGCGTTATAGCGGTCACTCAGAAAGACCCAGCCGCATCTGTAATCGACATGGCCGGGAAGAAATCATCCAACGCCCTCGGGCAGCGCCTCGATCAATACGGGCGGCCTTCCCGCGTCATGTGGCCAAGCGCCGAAGCCAACCTGGATGCCGTGCAACGCGAAATGTCAGCGGCCGTCAATGACGTGATGCGCCAAGTAGCAAAGGAAATCGGCTAATGGCAATCAAAATTCCGCTAATCACCGAGTTTGACGGCACGGGCATAAACAAGGCCGTAAAAGAATTCAAACAACTTGAAACAGCCGGGGAAAAAGCCCAGTTTGCAATCAAAAAGGCCGCAATACCCGCAGCGGCCGCGCTCGGCGGCCTGGCAGTAGCCGGATTCCAAGCCGCTAAAGCCGCAATGGAAGACGAAAAATCGTCTGCGGAACTTGCCCGACAGTTGAAGATTTCGACTAAGGCAACCGACGCCCAGGTGAAATCGACCGAAGACCTGATCGGTCAAATGACATTGGCAACGGGCGTTGCCGACACCGACCTTCGCACAGCGTTGGCAACCCTGGCCCGTGGTATGGGTAGCGCCGAACTAGCGCAACAAAACCTAAATTTGGCGCTGGACATTTCAGCCGCCACCGGGAAAGACCTTTCGAGCGTTTCCGAAGCCCTGTCGAAGGCCTATAACGGCCAGACAACCGCCCTGGCCAAACTTGATCCGTCAATGCGCGGTTTGGTCAAGGAAGGCGCGTCATTCAACGAAATCGGCAAAGTTATGGCCGAAACGTTTGGCGGGGCCGCGTCCGAAGCCGCCAACACTGCCGAAGGCCGTTTCAAACGAA